CCCGCATTGATTGAAATATCAGGGGAAACAAATAATTTTGTCACCTGTGTGATGGTTGCTGCTGAATCTGACTGAATAGCAGTTTGCAGTTTTTCAAATGACAATTTACATGGTTGATTTTCCAAAACAACCACTTCAACATCTTTTGTCAGCTTTGACCTTTCATCTTTTTCCTTTTTTCTTTCTGTGACTGTCAAAGTACCAAAATAGGTTACTTCAATAGCCTTTCTTGCAGCCTTTTGTGCTGCCTGAATTGCGTTTACCATCGGATTCGCCTGAACGAATTAAATTCAGCCTTTCCATAGGATAAAAGGTAATTGATGAAGGTGGTCAGCCTTTGTTCAGGTGTCAAGCTACCTTCACCAGTTGCAAAAACGGTGTTGGTGTCACCTGTCTGAATCTGCTTCACTGCATAATCTAAATCAAACCCAACAAGGTCATTTGGTGCAAAGGTTTTCTTGGAAAGAAGAAATTCACCCGCTGCCATATCAACAGCAATGTGTTCCAGTCCTTCCGGCACATCTTGCCAGTTGATTTCATTTTTGATGGTGCTGCGTACTTTCTCAACGCAAAAGGTCAAGGCAAATTCATCATCTGCCTTGACCTCATAACCAAAAGATTTCAGCCTGTCTTTTACTGCATTAGTATCAAACATAGCAACCACCCTTTCAGATTATCCCCTTGAAATGATGCGGGCAATCGGAATTGCCTTGTGGTTGATATAGCTGCGGTTTGCTGCAACTGATTCCCCGGAATGTACCAGTGACCAGTTTTCACCGTTCTTCAACTCTGCATCAGTAGGTGAAAGCGTTGCCTGTGACTTTTTCTCATAAGAGATACCAAAAGGTGAAAATACCTTTCTCTGACGGGTATACAGAAGGTCAACACCACCATCTGTTTTTTCATCCCTTGCCATAGCATAAGGAACTTTTGCACCAATATCCTCATAAGAAAATGCACCGTTACCCATAACATAGGTTGTGTACTCTGTGAACGCATCCACAAATACCACATAATCACCAACAGCCGGGGTTGTGTAGCTGTCAGCAACAGGTGTCACATCTTCCAACTTGACCTGTTTTGCAGTAGGTGTTGCATCATTTGCCACAACCTCAACTGCACCTTCATCAGTGGACTTTGCCTTGATATAGAAACCTTCCTGTGCAACAGTCGGTAAATCGTCATCAATGACAACCAACTTACCGTTCCATGTATACAGGTCAAGGTCTTTCTGAATACCCTGTGCATCTGTATATTTCAGATGTGTTACAAGGTTCAGGTTTTCAAGGTTGGTTGAAACATCACTGTGCATGAATACCAGTGTGAACTTCTTCTTGTTTGCACCACAAGCCTTGTTTGCTGCACTGTTCAGTGTAGTTGCGGAAACCTTACCGTCAACCTTTTCAGTAATGTCATAAGTGTGGTTGTTGACAAATTCAAGGTTCTTTGCACCTGTCATTGCAAAGATACCGTCAAGAATCGCAAGAATTGTACTCTGGTCAACACCATCCCAGTAATCACCAACCTGATTTGCGATATTCTGCATGAAGTCAACACCGCCAGTAATGTCATAGCTGAAATCTTTTTCTTTCCATGCTTTGGCACGACCAACCACAACAACACCCTGTTCAAAGGTCTTTGTGCTTGTTGCTTCAATGTCTGTCTGACCGTCATAGTTGACTGCATCACCGTCTAACAGACCACGCATTGCAATACGTGCATAACTTGTACCGTTCTGTGTACTGAACACATCCTTAATGTCAGGATTTCCCGCCAGTGCTTTTGACTTCTTGATTTCGTGCATGTGAAGGTTCGGAACTCTGCCGACCATGTACTTGAAAGCCTGCGGGTTAAAACTCTTAGAATCAAACTTATCGTTCGCCATTCTTTTTCACCTTTCCTTTCTTTTACTCTAACTTAGCATCAGGATTTTCCGCTAAGTAGGCACATAATTCATCATAGTTCATTTTTGAGGTATCAACCTCTGTTCCCGGCTTCTGCTGTGCAGATGCCCCCGGCTGAAAGCCTTTGAATGTCTGCTGCTGTTTCTGCTGCGGTGCATCGAATAAGAACTTTGTATCTTCACCAGTGGTCAGCTTTTCAATCTGTTCAGACAACCCCTTGACATTACCATCTTTGTCAAGTTTGGCATCCGTCAGGTCTAAAAGTGCCTTAACTGCCTTGATGTTCTTTGCATTTGCCCCGGTCAATGCTTTTTCAACCGCAAAATCAACCTTCAACTGGGTCATTTCAGATTCATGTGTTTCCTTGGCTTTGGTGTTTTCAGCCTGTAAGTCTGCAATCTGCTTTGTCAGGGCTTCATTGTCCCCGGCTGATGCTTTCAGGGTTTCAAGCTGCTTGTCCCTGTCAGACACCTGTGTTTTCAATCCTGAAACCTCTGTTTCAAGGTTTTTGATTTCAGCAGCGGATGCAGATTTTGCATTTTCAATGTCATCACCATTGATTTTCATAATGCTGTCAACCTGTTCCTTGGAAAGTCCTAAATCTTCTAACTGTTTTCTTGTCATAATGACACCATCCTTTCAAATACGTTTTTATACGGGGTAACTCCCACATGATTGTTTGGTTGTTGCGGTTTTACGTCTTGACCAACTCCGACAAATAGAAAAGCACCCGTTGCCGGATGCCCTTCTGTGTCACTCTGACCCTGTGACCGGGAGATAATTTTCAGACCACCATACCCTTTCTTTAAGTCTTGGTTTTCATGTATCTGTGAACCCCCTTTCTGACCTCATATAACGGTCATATTTCAATTATTTTCATTCCCTTGATAACTTGTTAAGGTATGAAAAAACACCGCCTATTTGACGGTGTTTCAATCCCAGTGTTCATCATCTTTTGGGTATAATTCCAAAATATCATAAAAATTCGGAATTTCTGAAATCTGCTTACCTTCTTTCAATGCAGTAAGAACTTCTATTTTTTCATCCAGTAGTTCATCACTGAATAAGTCAAAAAACTTTTGTAGTGTTGGCGGGAAATTCTCAACTTCAAGAAACAATTCCCTGACCTTGACACCTTTTTCAATCATTTCCTTTTTTGCCATCACTCACCACCCGCTTTCTTCAAAAGTTCAACAATTACTGCATCCAGTTCAGCAACAAGTTCAGGCTTGTCAGCACGTAACAATTCAATCAAATCAGGTCTTGTCACACTCAATGCTGCATAGTTGGCAATGGTTTCATGTACTCTACTGTTTACAGATTGATAATACTTTCCACCATGACCATACTTAACAACACCAGTGTCACGAAAAACACCGCCTGACAGTGCATCGTAAATATCTTGAAGGTTTCCGATTCCACCGCCCATGATGTTTCTGCACTCATAGTCACGTTCAGATTCCAACAGTGATTGCAGCTTGCTATACTGCTTTTTATAATCACTATATGTACCCTGAAAAGTTCTATCCATCATTGCATCATTTAATGCAGTGATTTGTGAATTGTACTTACTACGAACAGCACTTGACACTTCTTTCCACTTTTCATCATGTTCAGCAAATAACTTTTTCACATCGTCTGACATATCAGAAGAAGTCTGTTTGAACTTATCAACTAAAGATTGTCGGCTTGTGCTGAACCAGTCACCTGATTTCTTCACGTTGCTTCTACCATACAAGTCCATAAGGTGCATTTCTTCATGTAATGTTGTGTTCACCTGTCCGGCAAGATTTTCACCCTGTAATTTTGGTATGGTCAGCTTCACTTCTGCCAGTTCCCCGGTAAAAGTATAAGATGATGTTGAAACTGCATGATTTTTACCATGTGAAATCTTAAAAGGTATACCATTACTTTCAACACTTTCCAGTTTACCCATTCGATTGAACAAAGCAACTGTATTTGCATCTGCACCTTCCAAACTGTTCACATAGTCAACAAGTGCCTGTGTATTCTTCATTTCTGATTTTGCAGTAAAAGCAGAAGGGAAATTTTCAGCTTTCAATTCTTCTGCAACTTGTTTTACTTCCTTCTTTGCCTTAATTGTATCATCAGGCGTTGCTTCTTGCAATCCAGTCTTGTCACCTTCAACAAATGACTGCTGCCATTGCTTATATGTCATGTTTGCGGGTACATAGTATGTCTTGCCATCCTCACCCCTTGTAGCACGTTCACCAACACTGTCAAATTCGTCATCAAAGAATGGAACAGTGGTTGACCTACACCACACATGAAAAGGCGGTGCAGTAACACCAACTTCCCACTGTGACATAGGAAAATGCTTTCCATCCATTTCCCGGCAAATATCAGAAGTATGTGAATCAAGTGTTGCCACAATTTCAAACTGTTCAACATCCAGTTCAGCAAAGCAGTCCTTTTGTGCTGCGGAACTGAAAAAGGCTTCTTCTGTCATAACCAACCGCCCGGCAACATTCTTTGAAGTGTTCATTTTCCGGGCAATCGCATCAATAGCTTTCTGTGGGTCTTGTCCTAAAATAACATTACGGGTCAGTTCAGTGTTCAGTTCATTGACCAACTTCTGACGATTTCCCCAAATTCTTTCAGAAAAGTTCTTCCCATCAACCGCCCAAGGCTTGTTGATAATCTTTGAAATCTGCTTTTCATCCAGTGTAGCAAAGTCCCAACCAACACCAACACCCTTCTGAATTTCAAAAGCTGTTCGGTAATATCCTGATGTGTATATGTTCCGCATTGCTGAATCAATACTGTCAAGCTGATTCCCAAACATTGCTTCAATACTCTGCTGCGTTTGCAGTTTCAAGGCTTCAAGTCTGCTTATGTGATACCGGGCAGAAGCATTTTCAAGTTGTTTCACCCAAGTACCATTGATTGCATTTTCTTCACCATACTGAATATACTGGTTTATGTCCCACTTCAATTCTTCCAGTTCTTTACTGGTCAACATTTTCCGGGCATCTGCCAGTGTAATACCGTTATTTTTTGCAAAACGCTGATACCATGCAGCAATTTGACCTTCAATCTGCTTCTGTGCCTGTCTGTACTGCCTTTCAATATCAGCATAGCACTGTATGCCTTGCTGATTTTGCGATTGTTCAAGCAGTTCAAACCTTTTTTTCCAGTATTCACTATTCTTCATCTTCTACACCACCGCCCTGATTGCCTTGGTTCGGATTTGCCGGATTCTGCTGACCAAAAGGATTGTACTGGGAAAGCATTTCTTCCTGTTCCTTCTGTTTCTGCTGTTCCAACCGTTCCAATTCTTTCTGCGGGTCATCCACCCAAGGATGCTGACCAATGATAGTTTCATCAGACAGGATTCCAACTGACTTCTGACAATTATCAATAGCTTCTGATTCATTTATCAGAATATCCCGGTTGAAGATGACATTCACTTCTTCACCTTCAAAGTTCCCCTGTCCTGTGTTCGCAAGATGTGCGTTCACGAACCAAAGGATTTCTTCAAAGGCTGCCTGATACTCTGTTTCAGTATCGTTTGCATCAATGTCAATGTCAGAATACATTGATTGAATGTTCATTTGGTTTGGATTGCCTGAAAGCCTGTCATCCTTAGCATCATAACCCATTGCGTTCTCAATCAAGGCTTTCTTGAATATCTCAATAATAGCTTTGTAGTTTTCCGCATTGACTGTGATTTCAAGAGTTTCAACACCGCCTTTTGCACTGTCATCATATCTGACCTTGACCGCACCAAAGGTTGCAAGATTCTTTCTGAACTCACCCAAGTCTGTACCATCATAGTTTTTCAGGACAAGAATTGTGTTTCTTGCATCCTCTTGCATATTGTTTTCAAAGTCAGACAGCATCACATTGATACCATCC